TCAGCAAGGTAAAACAACTACCTCTGCTGCATATATCCTTTGGTACACTGTATTCCAAAGTAATAAAACCGTCGCCATCTTGGCAAATAAAGCCTCCGCCGCGAGGGAAGTACTTAGCAGATATCAATTAATGTATGAACAATTGCCTGTGTGGTTACAACAAGGTGTTACTACATGGAATAAAGGTGATATTGAATTAGAAAATGGCTCAAAAGTATTTACTGCTGCTACATCTAGTTCTGGTATTCGTGGTAAATCAGTTAATATGTTATATGTTGATGAAACAGCAATTATCCCAAATAATGTTGCGGAAGACTTCTTTACATCAGTTTATCCAACAATTTCTGCTGGTACTACAACAAAGATTCTATTATCATCTACTCCATTAGGATATAACCACTTTTGGAAATTCTGGCATGATGCAGAAGAAAAGAATAATGATTTTATCCCATTGTTTATTCCATATTGGAAAATTCCTGGGCGTGATGAAAAATGGGCGGAAGAACAGAAACGTCAACTTGGCGAACTTAAATTCAACCAAGAGATTCTATGTAACTTCTTAGGTTCTAGTTTAACTCTAATTAGATCAGATATTATAGCTAAGTTAAGTCCAACATCCCCTAAATACAAGAAGGATGGGTTAGATATTCTTGAAGAACCAGTTGCTGGTCATAATTATGTTATGATCTGTGATACTGCCAAAGGTGTTGGTGGCGATTATTCATCATTTAGCGTTATAGATATTACAGAGTTACCATATAAACAAGTAGCAAAATATAGAGACAATAAAATTAGTCCTATGCTTTATCCAAGTATTATATATAAAGTAGCTAAGGATTATAATAGTGCATATGTTTTAATAGAAGTAAATGCAGTAGAACAAGTAGCAACAATCTTATATTCTGAATTAGAATATGAAAATATCTTATTTGTTAATAGATCATCACAAGGTCAAGTAATCACTGGTGGTTTTGGTGGTGGTAAAGCACAATTAGGTGTTGTTACAGATAAGAAAGTAAAACGTATTGGTTGTATGAATTTCAAATCGTTGATTGAAGAAAATAGATTAATTATCCAAGATATAGATACGATAGCTGAAATTTCAACTTTCATTGAGCACAAAGGTTCATATGCAGCTGATGAAGGTTATCATGATGATTTAGTTATGCCTTTGGTTTTATTTGGTTGGTTAACTACTAACCCATATTTCAAAGAGTTAAATGACGTGAACATACGTACAGCAATGTATGAAGATCATATTAAACAAATTGAAGAAGAATTAACCCCATTTGGTAATATTTTGGATGGGGTTACTGAAGATCCATCAATACAATTGCAATATAATATGGAAAATAATAGAGCACCAGTAGAAAAAGGTCAATATAGTTTAACTGCTGACCAACTGGAATTATTGAATTATTGAGTTTTATAAATAAATGTATAGAGGTGACTCTAATTTATATCATAAAAATAATTTTAAGGAGAATTAACAATGCCGTTCCAATTATCTCCAGGAGTTGCGGTAGTAGAAAAGGATTTTTCATCAATTGTTCCAGCTGTTTCATCATCAGTTGGTGCTTTTGCTGGTGTATTTACTTGGGGTCCAGTTTTAGACCCAGTAACTATCACATCTGAAAATAATTTGGTTTCACGTTTTGGTAAACCAACCGATGCAAATGCACAATCTTTCTTTACAGCAGCAAACTTCTTGTCATATACAAATAATCTATTAACTGTTCGTGTTGATACGACAGATGCTAGAAATGCTGTTGCAATTCAATCAGGTTCTGTTACTGGTACTATTACAATTACTGAACAAGGTGACTCATATTTAACAGCACCTACTGTTACATTTAGTGCACCACAGATCCCAGGTGGCGTTACTGCTACTGGTACTGCAGTTCTTACTGGTGATGCTGTAACAAGTATTATTATCACTGAACCAGGTTCTGGTTACACATCAGCACCTGATATAACAATTGCACCAAGTACTGGTACTCAAGCTACTGCTTCAGCACAAATTACTACTGGTGGTATTAAAATTAATAACCTAGAAGCTTATTTACAAAATTATGTAAATGGTAATGGTGTTGTTGGACAATTTGCAGCTAAATACCCTGGTGCCTTAGGTAATTCAATTAAAGTTTCTATGGTAGATTCTGCATCATATGCAGCATGGGCTTATAAAGCAGAATTTGATTCAGCTCCTGGTGATTCAGCATATGCTGCAGCAGCCGGTTCATCTGATGATGAAATGCACATTATTGTTATCGATACTGGTGGTATTTGGTCTGGTACTCCTGGTGCAGTATTAGAAAAATTTGCTTATGTTTCTAAAGCTAGTGATGCTAAAAATACAGATGGTTCAAATAACTATTATAAAGACGTTTTAAATTCACAATCACGTTATATCTGGTGGATGGATCACCCAACTACTGGTTCTAACTGGGGTACAGCTGCAGTTACTGGTGGTGCTGGTGTAACATATACTACATTGGGTTCAGCATATACTGTAACTCTATCTGGTGGTACTGATGATTTAGAAGCTACTGATGGCCAATTAATGTCTGGTTTCAGTATTTTTGCTAACGATGAATTGTATGACGTTTCATTAATTCCAGTTGGTAAAGCATCTGCAGTTGTAACAGAACACGTTATTAATAACGTTGCTGAAGTTCGTAAAGACTGTGTGGTATTTGCTTCACCAGAAGATATCACATCGGGCGATATTATTATTGGTAATGGTTCAGATGCTGTTGATTCAGTTAATGCTTACCGTAATGAATTGCCAAGTACTTCATATGCTGTACTTGATTCTGGTTTCAAATATCAATATGACCGTTACAATGATAAATATCGTTGGGTTCCATTAAATGGTGACGTTGCTGGTTTATGTGCTCGCACTGACTATACAAATGATCCATGGTGGTCACCATCTGGTTATAATCGCGGCCAAGTTAAAAATGTAGTTAAACTTGCGGTTAATCCAGGTAAAACAGAACGTGATAACTTGTATAAAAATGGTGTTAACCCAGTAGTTAACTTCCCAGGACAAGGTGTTGTGTTATTTGGTGATAAAACATTGCTTGCTAAACCATCTGCATTTGATCGTATTAACGTACGTCGATTGTTTATTGTTTTAGAAAAAGCAATTGCAACTGCTGCTAAATATCAATTGTTTGAATTCAATGATGATTTTACAAGAGCTCAATTTAAGAATCTTGTAGAGCCATTCTTACGTGATGTACAAGGTCGTCGTGGTGTAATTGACTTCCGTGTGAAATGTGATGATTCAAATAATACAGGTGAAGTTATCGATCGTAACGAATTCGTTGCTGATATCTTTATTAAACCAGCACGCTCAATCAACTTCATTACATTGAACTTTGTAGCTGCTCGTACAGCTGTAAACTTCTCTGAAATTGGTGCTTAATATTAGATAGGGAGATTCGTCTCCCTGTTTATATAAATAATAAAGATAAAGATAAAAGGAAACAATAAAATGGCAAATATTGCAGATTTTAAGGCACAGATGATTGGTGGCGGTGCTCGTGCCAATCAATTTCGCGTTGATTTAACATTCCCTTCATTTGTTACTGCTGGTGGTTTAGTAGGTATTAATTCACAATTCTTATGTAAAGCTGCTCAATTACCAGCTTCAACTATTGAGAATACACAAATTTTATACCGTGGCCGTCAAGTTAACTTTGCTGGTGAACGTTCATTTGCACCATGGACTGTTGCGGTTTATAATGATACAACATTTACAATCAGAAATGCTTTGGAACGTTGGTCAGATGGAGTGATGAATAATGCTCAAACTAATGGTCGTGTAAATCCACGTGATTATCAAGTAGACTTGTTAGTTCATCAATTGGATCGTAACGGTGCTACTGTTAAGACATATAAATTTGTAGATGCATATCCAACAGAAATTGGACCAATTGCATTGGACTATGATACAAATAACCAAATTGAAATTTTTGATGTAACATTTACATATAACTACTGGACTTCTGATACTACTACTGGTGCTAATGCATTTGGTGTTAATACTTCAGTAAGTACTCCAGTTGGTACATTCCCAATTCCTATTTAATAGGTATTCATAAGGATATATTATAATGGCGCTTGAGCTTTTTGGCTTTGAAATAAAGAAACGCGATCCTAAACTGCAGCAGGCAGTAGTTTCTCCTGCTGCAGATGATGGGTCTACTGTTGTATCTACTGCCGTTGGCGGTTATTATGGTGCAGTTGTTGACCTTGAAGGTATTATTAAAAATGAGAATGACTTACTCAAGCGTTATAGACAAGTTGCACAGTACTCTGACTGTGATAATGCTATTGAAGATATAGTTAATGAAGCTATTGTTTCAGTGGAAGATGACCTCCCTGTGAATATAGTTTTAGATGACTTAAAAGTTTCAGAAGGTATTAAAAACAAATTCAGAGATGAATTTAAGACAATTCTTAAACTATTTAAGTTTAATGAAAAAGGTCATGATGAATTTAGATCTTGGTACGTTGACGGAAGATCATACTATCATATCTTATTAGACCCTAATAATGCTAAATTAGGTATTCAGGAATTAAGATATATTGATCCTCGTAAGATCCGTAAGATCAAAAAG